AACTTATATTTCGATCCGAAATACTCAGCTTTATAGCTTTGAGCAGTTCGAGTCAATAATGGTAGCATAGCTTTCTTAAATTCAGGACTAACCTTCTTCTTATTTAAAGAACCATACAACCGTGAGATAAAGTAATTACCATATTCTTCACCGTGTAAAACGGCTTCAAATATGTGATCCTCTACCAAGAGTTTCCATTCCGTAATGCAGGTGGGTGGTAGTTTCGACCAAGAAAAACATTTTTCAATAGCTTTCTTATCTAAACATCCCAACCACCATCTATCAGGTTTGAAAGACCTCTTTAAAAACGTACACTCCTCCAAGCTGCACGTTTTGTATACTTCTCCAGATTTATTGCCTGGCGTGATAACATGTCCAATTAAAGTTAATTCTCGTGCGATTGTTTCATAATTAAAAATCTCCTTCACTTCATCGCTCACACTCATCAGGACATCATCACCAAAACAAACAAATTCTACATTCTCCTTCCATAACGTGTAGAAATCCGTACGTTTCGCTTCAGGCAAACATCTTTCAAAAGCATACATCAATTGCAATTCATTAACAAGACAATTTATCATGGTCGTTAGTGTGATACCGCTCTTATTCGAACGTTCGACCATATAAATTGAATCATTATCCACCATAAGAGTATTAATATCTGTTTCGGCTATCACAAACCTTAGATTTGTTACTTCTTTTAATTCCTCTTTTGGTGCTCCATGGATTAAGATGGAGTATGCAATCCTCGCAAATACGGACCGTTGCCGGCAATCGTATTCACTATAATCCAGATTGATAAAGTTTTTAAATTTTAACAACCTCTTTATCATAATATCCCACTGGATACTATGTACATCAATACCCACTGCGTGGGCTTTTGATTTGCTATAGTAAGCATGAACCAATGGTGCATAAACACCACGACTCATAATAACTTCCTCGATAGGGGCTACATTATAGGTACGGGTCTTCCCTATCTCAATTTTCTTTAAAGAAACTAATTCATCTTTCAACTTGGTGACTGTGAAACTAGTCGTTCTCCTCAAAGAAAATCCCGCACAGATCTTTTGACTTAGAACTTTAAACAAAACTGGTTGACATATTCTCCTCTCACCAGTACGTTCATTAAGTTCCACCCAAAAGTTCTTTTTCTTCCCTTTTTCAATCCAAGGGAATCCACTACTATTGGATATGTCAAGAGGTTGAACACTCTCAAATTTTGGATGCGAATTCAACCCTAGTTCGATTATTTGTTTAACAATATCAGAACTTGCGGGGATCAAAGCATCTTCAAACAAGATTTTGTATTCCTCTAACATATATTTATAGCAGGCATCTAAAGATTTTAACATATCTTTAGACATTGGTGGCGACACATCTGTCCGAAGGACAGCAGGACGCGTTAACAGAGATGGATTGCCCATTCTGTTCGGGGGAGGGTAAGCCGTTAACCTTTTATCATAGATACTAAGTACGGCCGGTTCGTAATGGACATCAAAAGCACCCCAAAAAGGTGACTTGCGCCATTTCGTCTCCCCCAGAGAAGTAGGTGGTACAGATTTAGGTAATCTGCCAAATGAAACACACGACGGTCCAATAGGACAATCGGGGCCCGGGGTCTTTTCCTTCCCTAAAATAAGACCCGCAAAGTGATCTGCATCACTCCACTGAA